GCCGCAATCTTCGGAAGCGGTCCACATAGGAAGGTCGTCGGGTCCTGTGGTAGATCGCAGGATTTCCATTCTGTCCTTCGCGGCATCCGCGACAAAGAACCACTGACGGACTCGCTTTGGAATGCCGTCGTATTTCTTCCCGGAGAACGGGTCGAGAAGCCGGCCCTCGTCGTGCATGTGCCACGTTCCGTCGTTATGCTTAAAGGCGTTTCGCTTGTAGGAGTTCACGCAGTGGAACCCGTATTGCGCGCAGATTTCGAGGACTTCGCTCGTGTGATATTTTGAGTCGAGGAACACGCGAGAATCTGCCGTCAGGACCAACTCACCAAACGGAAGCCGCTCCTCCATCCATTGGCCGTGAAGCACTCCGTTGTCAGCGCAGAACTGTTGGACCTCCTGACGCGTCAAAAGCTTCGCCCGCGCTACCAGTCGGGAGCGTCCATCTGCTGACCACTGGCGAACGATTCCCCAGAAGTGATTCCTTTGAACGTCGATGGTTGCGAATCGCCACGGGTTTCCGTTGGCGTCGATTGCCTCATCGGGCCACGGAGCGCCCAGGATGTAGGGTCCGACCTCGATCGGCTTGTCCATGACGCGGGCCTGACGCGAGCTGTCGTAAGGCTGCATGGCGCGCTTGATGATGAACTCGCGCAGCAACTCGGAGTCGCCGTTGCGAAGCGCGTTTTGCGCCTGCAACCAAAGCGCGCACACTTGCCGCCAGTCGTCGGTTGCCAAGCTGTTGAAGCGATACCCAACAACCGAAGGGTTGGGCGTCGGGTTGCGCTGGATGTAGCCTGCGCCTCTTGCGCGGTCGTTCATCTTCCGCTGGATCTCTAGGCTCCAGTGAATCGGCACCTGGCAGCATGGGGGAATCATTCGGCAAGTCTGCGCGCTCGGCTCAACCTGATAACGTCCAGACTCGTCCGTGATGCGGTCCCACTCAAGGATCCTGTCCGACCAATCCGGCACGAAGACGGAGGAGCAATGTGGGCAAACCATTTGCCAGTCGTGACGTGTGGACGTTTCCCAGAGCACGTCCAGGTCATGGCCTTTGTCTGGCGCCGTCGTTGGAATCACGGCCTGACGCAGGAAGTCGAAGCTGTCGGCGCGCATCATGATTTCAGCGATGGCGCGAGGTTGGTACTGCCAAGCTTCGTCCATCACGATCTCGCGGGCGGACCTGGAATTGCGGTGCGCGACAACGTCAGCGGAGAGCATCTCAAGAGGCGCGTTGTGGAAGCGGAACATCATGTTTCGCCCGCGCTTGTCGGGGTCTGTGTAACGCGTCCACTGAACCGATGGCGTGGATTCAAGCAGCGGCTTCAACTTGGTGTCTGACACCGAACGCGCATCCGTCGCTGTCTTGCTGTACCAGAGTTGACGCCTCGGCTCGATGGCGAGATTGCGCAAAACCCGAAGCTGGGCGAGGAGCGTCTTGCCACGTTGCGGCGGCATCATGAGGATCGTTGTCTTGCCCATGCCGCTGTCCAGAGCCTCGGCTGGCTCGATCATCATCGGCCAATCCTCTCGGCGGAATGGTCGGCCATCGAGGGCAATGAACCGCTCCGCGTGCGTCAGCGTGCCGGCCCAGCGTTTCATTCGACCATGCCTTCCATCGAAGACCTGAGAGCGCGCACCGCCCAATCTGGTAGCCCGTGCTCCACTTCGCTTGCCGCCGTTTGCTCGAATGCTGACAGGTAGGGACCAGCAACCATGGCGTCTGTCAGGATGGCGTGGATTTCCACAGGATCGGAAACGCCTTTCAACTTCCGCGTCACGTCGTCCGTGATGCGTTGCAACCCGTGAGCGGTGTTGATGGCAAGCCCGCGGCAAAGCCTCTCAAACTCGCTGCGCGGGATGCTGTCGTCCTCCGTGCGCCCCTGACGACGCAATTGCACCATGGCGTCATTACGCTGCTTGGCGAGGCTTCCGCGTTGCGATGCCAGCTCAAGGCCGATTTGCACGCCACCAGTGCGGAAGGCGTCCATGGCCAGCCGGTCAACCTGACGCAGCATCTCGTCTAGGTCGTCGATTTCCCCCTTGAGGTCGCGCTTGGGTTTTGGCGCGTCGTCCGCCACTTCTTCAGGCGCCTCCCATATTTCCGTCGCCTGCGCGTCCATCCATGCGGCAACGCGCCGAGGGTTCACGCGGGAGTTCTCGAAGCCATCGCCTCCGCGTTCCTTCACGGCCTTAATCCGCGCCTTGGCAATGCCCATCACGGCAGCAGCCTGAGCCATGGAGCTGCACCACTCTGGCCACTCTTCGCGTTCCGTGTGTCGCATGGCTGGATTTTCTGGGGTCGTGTTCAAAGGGCGTAGGAGCTTCGCCATATGCAGGCTTTTCCCGCCCAAAAAGATTCCTTACCGCGGTCTGGCGTGTGGAAATAGTGCATATGCAATGCAAACGCACGATTGCAATGCATTTCATCGCCACTCCGCCCCATTACGCTTGACGCGTTCACGCTTTCCCCCCTTTTGAATCCCCGTCCCGAGTGTCAATGCCGTCTCCACCCCATGCCCATCGCTTTACTCGCGCTTTGGCCATGATCGCTCTGCATTCTTCAGGCGTAAGCTTGTGACTTAGCGCGTCAATCTCCTCTCGCGTGATTGGTTGCGGCTTCTGGATATGCCAGTGACTAGGCGTCAATGTGCGCAAGGCCGTGTCTGTTCTTGCTTCGCTTCTTCTCATTCCAGCTCCTTCATCTTGTCCCTGAGAATCTCCTGTTGACGCTCCACGTCATCCAACGCCTTCTGCGCTTCGTCTAGCGCGCTCTTCAGCCCATTGCGCGCTTTCGCTGCGGCATAATACGCCGAGTTCAGCATGCGCATAGCCTTCTCCATCTGCTCGTACTCACTCATGGTACATCCCTCCCACGGCAAGATACGCCTCGCACAACTGGCGAGGAGTTGCGGTAATCATCTGATGGCAGTCGTATTCCTGCGCCATCCATATGTCACCAGAAAGCGGGCAAATCTTGAGCACGTCCAACCCGAGGGCGTGAATAAACCTGTTCTCCTTACCCTTCCTAAGAGCCCGCACCAGCGGCATGATGGCGTCGTATGAGTTGCAGTAGTCGGGCAGGCACTCCCCGCTTTCGTGGTACTGCTTTGGAAGCCTTACACCGTCATCGCTCCACTCGAACACTTTAACGCAACGCCATCCAGAAGCCTCCGCCACCGCCCTGTTGATTTCCTCGTTTGTCATTCTGTCCTCCTCTTTCCCGTCGCTCGCTTCCCAATCTTTTCCGGCCGTCGCTCCAGCGACCCTTGCCAGCCTTCACGTCTGACTGGCTCATGGTCTTGGTGCTTTCCGCCAAACAAACTCAGGCACCATTGGCCGTGTTGCAATATCGGCTCCCACTCAAACCATCGAAGGACTCCGGTGGGCTGATACGCGGCATAGTTGGCCCACGGCGGGGCCTTGTCCCATGGGATCTTGGGTAGAGGTTTCATTCGCTCCTCCTCGCAGCCTTCCAAGCCTCATATTGCATTTCCCTCACCCATGCGGTGTCTACGTTTCGCGGAGTGGCCCACTCACGCCACCATTGCAAAAACTCCTGACGCTCTCGCACGGCCTTTTGAACGGCTTCGTTGGCCTTGGCCTCATCGCTCCAGATTGCTGCTTGGTTCATTCGGGTTTCTCTTTCTCAATCGGTGTAAACTCCGTCAGTGATTTGTGAAACATGAAAGGCACGTCGATTTGGGACGTTCCGCGCCTGAACTTGGCGACGTGCAAGTTGACCTCGATCATGTCCGGGTCGTCCTCAAACTCAGTTGCCTTGCCCGCCCGGTAGAGCATGCCAACAAAGTCGGCGTCCTGCTCAATCGCCCCAGACTCTCGCAGGTCTGAAAGTCGCGGCTTGCGGTCCTTGTCCTTCTCGATGTCTCGGCTCAACTGGGCGAGGGCGATGACAGGCAACGCGAGTTCCTTGGCCAGCCTCTTGATGCCTCCGCTGATCTCGTCCACCTGCTCCCTGCGTTGAATCTTCGGGTTGCCGCTGACGAGTTGGAGGTAGTCGATAACGAGAAGCTTAATCCCATGCGACCTGACCCACCTCCTGGCCTTGGCCGCAATCCCTCCGACGCTGATGCTTGACCCTTCAAAGATCACAATTGGCATCTGACCGAAGGTTGCCGCTGCCGTGGTCATGCGTTGGAACTCTTGAGCGGATGGTTGGCGTCGAGTGTCGAACTGGTCCCATGAAAACCGCGACTCCTGCGCCAGAAACCGGGCGCCAAGCTCGCGGCCGCTCATTTCGAGGCTGATGACCCCAACGGGCACTCCTCGACCTGCAATCAGGCGCGTCATGGTCATGGCCAATGACGTTTTGCCGGTAGCGGGTCGGCCGGCTATCACGATCATCTCCCCAGCGCGAAATCCTCCTTTGGTCACCCAATCCAGCATGCGCCATCCAACCGGCAATCCTTGTTCGCTTCCTGAAATGCGCTCCTGAACGTCGTCCACGGCTTGTCTGGCTACTTTTCGGGCCGTGGTGTCACTTCGGTCCCCAAACTCTCCCCTAACGCCTAGGATGGCCGTTTCCGCTTCGGCAATCGCCGTTTCCGTGTCCTCCGGCTTCTCGCGGACGGCTTGAATGATCTCGGTGGCGGCTGTTAGCAGCTTCCGAAGCCTGAACTTGTCGCGCACCATAGGCAGGTAATACGCCAAGTTCTCCGCGCTAGGGACAGCGCCCATGATGTCGCTGATGTAGGCGAGTCCTCCAACGCCTTCCAAGCATCCGTCTCGCTTCAAGGCTCCACCAAAGGCAATCAGGTCCATCCCTGTGCCGTTGTCCGCGCATCGGCAAAGCGTTGTCCAGAGCGTTTGATGGCGAAGGTCGTAGAACCAAGCCTCTTCAACCCCAAACTCGCGGGCGTGGTCGAGCTTCGAAGGGTCCAGCAACGAGCAACCGAGGACGCCCTGCTCGCCTTCAAGGTCGTGGGGTGGCAATCCGTCAATCATGGCATGGCCTTGTATCGTTCCAGCATCGCCTTGAAATCGGTCTTCTCCTCTTCGGTGGCGTGGGTGCATTGGGTTCCTTTGGGGTTTGCGGGGTGCGCTGTCAGTTTGGCGTGCAACGTCTCTTTGGTCTCGGGGATCTCGAAAAGGTCGGTCCACCGTTGGTTGTTGAGATACGTGCTAGGGTTCGGGATGTACTTGCCTTGGTCCTTTGTCCAGTCCTCTGAGGCTTTGCGCTTGGTTACGTCCTGGATGATTTGAGCAACGGTGTCTTCGTTGGGTGCAATGCGCAGCCACGATTTCAACGCCATCGGCTTGGCGACTTTCTTTGGGTAGGTGTTCCAGAAGGCAATGAACGATTCAGGTTCCACAGGATGCCCCCTTGGGGGTTTGGGGGTATTGTTAATAGGAGAAGGAGAAGGAGAAGGAGAGCCATCGTTCGGGCATCCATCCGCCATTGGTGTCGGCATAGGCTTGCCATTGGGGTCGGCAATAGGCTTGCCATTGGGGTCGGCAATAGGCTTGCCATTGGGCTGCCTATCTTTCCACCTCTTTTCCGCTCCTTTCTTGCCGCTTTCAGCCTGATGAATGAGGAAAGCGTCCCTTTCGGACCGCAAAGCCTCCAATCTCGGATGCCGAAGCTGCCCGTCCTCGCATAGGGTAAACTTGGCGACCGCATAGCCAAGCGATGGCGACCCCATTAGGCCTGCCATCCTGCCAAGCCGCTCCGGATCGTTTGGGAGACCACCCTTTGACCATTGGTGGCAGAGTAGGCGGATGTACCCACCAACCTCCTCGGCGCTCATCTCCGACGTTCCGCCAAGGAAGTCGTCAACGTAGAGCATGAATGCCGGTGCGCGGCGTTTCGGTTTGTCGCTCATGAAATAAAGAACCCCACCGCGGCACGGGTGGAAAGGCACGTACCAAGGGCGCGCCGTTTCCGTGTCGGGTGGGGTAAAATTGTCTTTTTCATGTCTTGGTATTCTTTGGCCAACGCTCGCTTTCCACGGCTTGCGCTGACGAACGCGTTTCTATCTACGCGGGTGGAATGTGCAAACCGGAGTTTTCAAAAGAGGCTCAACTGACTTTTCGCGTTCCGCAGATTCGCCACTGCCTGCTCCACGTAGCTTTCCTTCAACTCAGACCCAATAAACTTCCTGCCGAGGTTGACCGCGCCATAACCCTCGGAACCGATGCCAGTGAATGGGCTATAAACAAGATCCCCAGGATTGCTCCACAACTCTACCGCCCTTTCAATCACGTCCAGTTGAAGCGGGCAGATGTGCCTTTCGTCGCGATGATCTCTCGCGCCTTCTCCGTTCAACACTCGGCCTTGGTCCACCGTCATCCAAACAGGGCTCGCCACCTCCTGCCACCAATCTACCGGGTACTTTGATCGATCCTTCGTCACAGGGTCCACACACTCTCCGGGAGCGCGAAAAACAAGGAGGTAGTCCGGGACCCCAACCCGTGAATCAGACGAGTCTGCGCAGAGCGTCTTGTAAAGCAGGCCGTGCGCCTTGGTGCGCTGCATCTCAGTTACCGGGCTTTTCCAGATCGTGATTCGCGAATGGAACAGGAACCCGTGACGCCAGAACGCTCTCACGATTGCCCCAGAGAAGTCCTGAAGCTCGATGCGCCCATGCTTCCACTTGGTCGATATAAGGTCGACGCAGTGAACGCATACCTCGCGCCCTGGCTTCATGATCCTGGCTATTTCAGCGATCAGGAAATCGAACTGCTTCATGAACTCATCCATGCTTTCACAGTTTCCCATGTCTTGCAGGTCGGACGAGTAGGTGAACAGGTCAGCAAAAGGAGGCGAGAAGACAGACATGCCGATGGAGTGGTCCGGGATTGTCTTCGCAACTCGGACGCAATCCCCGTGATGCACCTCCCACCCATCCCCCTTGTGCACGTCGATGTCCGTCTTTTCCGCCGACTCTTCGCTCTTGATCAACCTGAGTTCCAACGCTGCCTTTTTCATATTCGATTGCATGTCCGCGTGTTGCTTCATTTTGGTCTGAATGGATCGAAGGATTGCGCCCTCGGTCCTCGCTTGAACGATGTAGGCGTTCACCTCTCGCTTCTGGCCGAACCGATACGTTCTCCGGAGCGCTTGGTAGAAGTCCTCGAACGAGTAAGACAGGCCCACGAATGCAACGTTCTTGCAGTGCTGCCAGTTGAGCCCGAAGCCTGCGATTGAAGGCTTGGTGATGATCACGCGGGCGGCTCCAGCCAAGAACGACGACAACGCCGCACGTTTCGCCTTTGCGGTATCCGATCCGCGCACCTCCACGGCGTCTGGAATCTTCTCAGCAAGCGCGTCCGCCTCGTTGTTTGTGTTGCACCAGACAACCCACTGCTCGGTCGATTTGTTCACCATTTCCGCGACCGCTGAAGCCCTGGCGTCAGACGTGAGTCGCATTTCTTTGTGCATCGTTGTTGCGGACAGGGTGGCGATCCGGAATAGGTCTTCACCCCTCCCTTCTGCTTCGTCCACGTCAACCATTACGGTCTTGAGATCCAACCTTGGAAGGTCGTAGCCTTCATCGCTGAATCCAATGTCCGATGGCTTTGCGATGCATGCCGCCCATGACGCAAGCCACTTCCAAAACTCGCCCTCGGCGTGTTTCTTCAGTCGCCAGTCCCCGGTGTTGAATGTGTCGTTGATGAAGAACGTGCAAAGCATCTGCGCGGGCGTGCATACGCCAAGAAACTCCGCGTGCTGGCCAAGCTCGGTGTAATCGTTTGGTGAAGGCGTAGCCGTGCAGCAAAGCCGATACGGCGTTGTTGAGAATCTATGCGTGAGTTGCCTGCGCGTTTTGCCTGTGAACGATTTCAGGATGCTAGATTCATCTAAGACGACGCCTCCAAAATCGTGACTCGAAAAGGCGTCCAGCTTCTCGTAATTGGTCACGTAAACGCCAGCGGCCTGAATCTCCTCTTCCGACTCAACCAACGAACACGTCACGCCGAACTTGGAAGCCTCGGCTACCGTCTGTTCCGCGACCGCAAGTGGTGTTAGGATCAGAACAGACTTGCCTGTCTTTCGGAACACTTGATTTGCCCATTCAAGCTGCTGCGCCGTCTTCCCGAGTCCGCAGTCCTCAAACAATGCAGCGCGCCCAAGCCTAACCGACCACGCGACGATCACCTTCTGCCACTCAAACAGTGGAACGGTGAAAGGCTCTGGATCAAACCCGCACGCCTTGTGTGACTTTCGCTTACCGTCAATAAACTCGTTGTAGTCCATATCTACTTCCTTTCCTCAAACCCCATGCTTCTCCTAATCCACCTGACGGAACCGCGACTCCTCCCAAGGAACTTCGCTACCTCCGTCACCGTTGCCCCTGCCCGAAACAGCCTTCCAGCCTTGCGCTTCTGGGCGTAGGGGATCTTCCGCAGCATCGCCTTTGGCGCGTTGCGGATGTAATAGCGCACGCTGCGCTCGTGATGCCCGACCATAACCGCAATCACGTCCGGCTTGTGGCCTTCGCGCGATAGCTGGCGGATCTTGGTGATTGTTTCATCCGTCAGCCTGACGCCTTGCTTGCCGCGTTTCGCGACGGCTTCCGGCTTGTGGATGAACTGCGCGAGGTATTCGCGGGATGGTAGGTTTTCGGTTTGGATGGTCACGGCTTAACCTCCAGCGGAAGCTCCGTGTAAGCCTCAAAGAACGTGGACTCGTTTTTGACGCACACAATACGTTCCACGGAATCAGCGTAAGCCCGCCTCCTGTTGATCTCTTCGTGCGCCGCTCTCTGCGTGCCGAAAACGCCTTTCCATGGAATCCATTTCCAGCCGGTCCACGAGGCTCGAAACAAGACGTGATAAGGTGGATTCACAACCCCACCTCCTTCAACGCCTTCTCAACCTCCTCCGTCGTCTGCGTCTTGGCCCAACGGATCACGCGGCGGTAGACTTGGCGCATTGGATCGGTTGGTCTGAAAAACTCTGCAATCGCGTCCTCTGGCATGCGTTGCAAATCGCGAGCCAACTCATGCTCCCATCCTACGTGTGAGTTTGGATTGTTTGCGGCCACGACTCTTTTCAGGTCGTCGCGGGTCACGCCACCCTCCTCTCGCCGCTGTACCGTATCCCAGCACCTTTTTTGCGCAGTGAGGCGACCAACTTTTCAGCCCCTCCGTTGAGCATTTCCGCCTTGAACGCGGCATCTTCCAAGTCCAGGCGCCTCACGGGTCCCGGCTTGCTGTTCTCGCCTGCTCTGGATCGGTTGCGCTGACGGTTGCCAATCTCCTGCCCGATGATGCGGGACGTGTGGTGAGGTTTGAGTCCAAGCTCGGCGGCGATGTCTTTGACGCGATGGCCTGCTTTCGCGAGGCGTGCGGCTTCCTTGCGGATGTCGTCTGGTGTTCTAGGTCTCATAGGTCAAAAGGGAACGTCATCCTCTGGCGGTTGCTCTGTCGGTTTGGAAAACTCCGCGGATGCGGGAGCCGTGGTTTGCGAGACAACGCGAGGCTCCGACCGTTGCGCCGGCCTCTGGCCGTCCATCCTGCGCGTTCCGCTCACGTACTGCCATGAGTCAACGGTCACCTTGGTTTTCTCGCGCTTCTGGCCCGTAGCCTTGTCGTCCCATTGCTGTTGCGTGAGCCGCCCTTGCACGAACACGCCGCAACCCTTCTGCATCATCCTGGCGAACGTCTCCGCGCTTTTGCCCCAGATGATGAGGCCGACAAACGTAACCTCTTCCCTGTCCTCGCCCGCGTCGGTGCGCCACTTGCGATTGATCGCGATGGACGCTTCGACGACGGCTTGGCCTCCACCTGTGTGTCGCAATTCCGGATCTCGCGTTAGGTTTCCGGCGAGTTGAACGCTGTTGAGATTCACGCCTCCACCTCCACTCCGCAAGGCAACCATGTTTTGCCGTTGTCGATGGAGTGTTCCGCAAGATCCCAAAGCTGCTCGTATGTAAACCAATCTCCTGTTGAACAGGCTTTGACTCTGGTTTCGGTAACAGCGCAAAGCCTCGAAATAGATTTTAGAGACGTTCGGTACCACGCGTCCAAAGGCACCTCTTCCGGCGTCCACGGGCGGTAACGCTTCGCGGGCGGTTCGGGGGCGAGGCGGAATTTGTATTCGTTGCGGCAGCCAAACACCGTTTGGGAGTGTGTGCCGCGAAGGCATTCCCCAACAGGATCAATAGGCAGCCACTCGTCGCCTCCGGTTGAACCAGCCTCCACCCTCTTCCCCTGCGCCCAAGCGAGGGCGGCCTCTTGTAGTGTGATCTCTTTCATACAGTTTTCTTAA